AACAAGCGCTTTAGAAGCGCCTGCGAGATACGTTTTTGATGTTGAAATACTAAAACAATCTGATAGTACGATCACACGAGTTGTTGAAGGAATAATTACAGTTTCGCCATCGGTTACCATTTAATCTTCAATAAATAGTTATTATAAATATACTTTATAGTATAAATATATACTTAAAAGAGAGAAGGAGACCAGAAATGGCACAAAACAAAGCAAAGATATACTCGACAAATTCAAGTCCAACTCAGGTCTCTGTTACTGTTCCAAGTGCTGGAACAGCTTCTACTCTAACCGGCTTAAATGATGTGAATGCCACTTCTTTAGAAGACGGCGCCATACTCCAGTATGACGCTTCTAGTAATAAATTTATAAGTAGAAATCAAATTAACACCACAACTGGGAAATTAGACCTTAACGGTGGTAACTTTTAAAGGAAAATAAACAATGGCAACAGTAATAAAAATATTAAGATCCTCTGGAGTAGCTGCACCAGAGAACTTAGGTCAAGGACAAATGGCTTATACAATGGGTACAGGTGCTCAGGATAATTTAGGTGGCAGACTTTTCATAGGAACAGGAACTGAAGACGGAAGTGGTCATGCTGCTAACGAAGACGTTATCGGTGGTAAGTATTTTGCTCAACTAAACGATCACGTTCATGGAACACTAACTGCTTCATCTACTATAATCACAGATTCAAATAACGCAATAGATCAACTACTTGTTGGTAATCACGCATCTAATGGTGGTGCAATTCAATTTAACGAAAGTACCAATACTGGTAATGCTAGATCAGTAACATTAAGGTCTCCAGCCACTCTCGCAGGTAATGTTGTTTTAACACTACCAGCTACGGCAGGTTCTGATGGACAATATCTAAAAGTTGATAGCTCAGGGAACACAAGTTGGGCTTCTGTTGCTTCTGGTGCATTTACAGTTGCTGCTGATTCAGGTACTAATGAGGACTTTAGTACAGGTGAAATATTAACTTTTGAAGGTGGCGAAGGTATTACAACAACAGTTTCAACCAACAAAGTATCATTTGCTGCTGAAGACGCTACAGAAACTAATAAAGGTATTGCTACATTTGATGGCACAGACTTTACAGTTGCTTCAGGAGATGTTACACTTAATGCTGCTAGAATACAAGCACTTGCTGGTGGAATGTTTGCTAGTAATACAGAAACTTTAATTACAGCAACTTACGAATCTAGTGATCAAACTATTGATCTAGTTGTAAATGACGATTTAAGTCAATACGATAACACATCTTCAGCTTTCATAAAAGCTGATACTTCGGACACTTTAACTAACAAAATCATTAATGGTTCTCAATTAGTTGACGCTTCAGTATCTAGTGATAAACTAACGGGTTCAGTTGCTAATGCTAAATTAGCGAATGACGGTGTTACGATTGGTTCAACAGATGTATCACTTGGCGACACAATTACTGCTTTAGCAGGAATGACTCAAATTGCTGTAGATAACATTACAATTTTAGATAATAGTATTACATCAACTAACGCAAACGGTAATATCACTTTGGATCCAAACGGATCAGGAACAGTAGATGTTGCTTCTTCACTAATTACGAGTGTTACAACTCCTGTTAGTGCTTCAGACGCTGCTACTAAAGGATATGTTGATAGTGTTGCTAATGGTTTAGATGTAAAAGCTTCTGTTAGATATGCTACAACAGCTGATGTTGCTGGAGCATATAACAATAGTGCTGGAACAATCACTGCTGCTTCAAATGGTGCTTTCTCAATTGATAGTCAAGTCCCATCAGCAGGCGACAGAATATTATTAAAAAATCAATCAACAACTACACAAAACGGTATCTACACAGTAACAACTGTAGGATCAGGATCAGCTGCTTATGTTCTAACAAGAACTCCAGACGCAGATGCTGCTTCAGAAATTACTGGTGGTGCTTTTGTATTTGTTGAAGAAGGAACTGCTAACGCTGATAACGGTTATGTATTTACACATAATGGCGAACCTACATTAGGAACAGACGCAATTACACTTGCTCAGTTCTCTGGTGCTGGTCAAATATCAGACGGAGCTGGTTTAGGTAAAACTGGTAATGTATTATCAGTTAATGTAGATGACGCTTCTATCGAAATATCAAGTGACGATTTACAAGTTAAAGCTGGTGGTATTACAAATGCTATGTTGGCGGGTTCAATTGCTGAAGACAAACTTGCTGGATCAATCAGTAATGGCAAACTAGCAAACTCTACTATAACAATTACACCAAGTTCAGGTTCGGGTACAGCTATTGATTTAGGTGATACACTTACATTTGCTAATGGTGGTGGTATAGTAACTACTATGTCTGGCGATACACTAACAATCGCTGCTTCTGTTGCTTCAACATCAAGTACAGGAACAGCTTCATTCAACTCAAATAACTTTGCTGTTGATGGTGCTGGTGAGGTAACAGTTACTACTACTGACGGTGGAACATTCTAATATATAATATAAAGGAAATATTGTGGCGACAGTTATAAAATTAAAACGAGGAACTTCAACTCCCACTACTAGTAATTTAGCTAGTGGGGAAGTTGCTATTGATACTTCGGCACAAAAGTTTTATATAAACGATAGTGGTACTATTAAAGAAGTTGGTGGATCTATTGGTAATTTTAGTACGTTATCAGATGTATCTTTTACCGATTTACAAACAGGCGATACACTTTTTTATAATGGAACAATTTGGACAAATCAAGGCGTTACTACAAAAGTAATACCTTTTGTTAAAGCTGATGCTTCAGCCACTACAATAACATTAATAAATAGTACAACATTTAGTACAATACAAGGATTTATGAATTCTGTTGTAACACCAATATTTCATCTAGCTTTTAATAAAGCTGACGGAACTGCTGTAACGACATTAGCAATAGGATAAATAAGATAAAGAGGAATAAAAAATGGCAACTAAAACACCAGTAAAAGCAACATTCAGTGGATCTGACGTAACAGGTCTAGCAGAATATCAAACAGGAGACTTTATCGGTTTATCTCATGGAGGTCTTGGTGCCTCACTATCTATAGGAACGGCCGGTCAAGTATTAAAAGTAAATTCAGGTGCAAGCGCACTAGAGTTTGGTTCAGTAAGTGGAGGATCAGCAGACTTTGGAGAAGTAGGAGAACACATTTTACCCAGTGCAGATGATACTTATGATTTAGGAAGTGCATCAAAGCAATGGAGAAACATATATACTGGAGATTTACATTTATCAAATGAAAGTAAAGCTGAAGGTAATGTAGTTGATGGCACAACTGGAAATTGGACTATTCAAGAAGGTTCAGAAGAACTTTATATCCTTAATAACAAATCTGGAAAAAAATATAAGTTTAAATTAGAGGAAGTTTAAACATGGCAATTATTTCTAATGCAACAACCATTGCAGACGCTGGAGCATTTTCAGATAGTCTAGGCTCTTTAGTTCATATTAAAACTTTAACTGCTAGTAGTTCTGCATCATTGTCTTTTGTACATGGAAGTAATGGAGTAGTCTTGGATAACACATATCCTATCTATAAGTTTGAGTTTATTAATATACACGCACCAACAACAAATGCTCATCTTGAAATTAATTTTAGTACAGATAGTGGAAGTAATTATAATGTAGCTAAAACTTCAACAATATTTAAAGCTTCAAATTATGAGGTGGGTAATGAAAGTGAATCAAAAGTAGCTAATGCATTTTCTAATAATTCTGGACAACATACGTATGGCACTCAAATTGCAATCTTCCAAGGTAATGGTGATGACGAAAGTTTATCTGGAGAACTTACTTTGTATAATCCATCATCAACAACTTTTGCTAAACATTTTATATCAAGAACAACTTCTGTTGGTAGTGGTCCTAATTCCTATGATGGTTTTGCTGCTGGATATGGAAACACAACATCAGCTATTGATGGAGTAAGATTTACTCTTACCGAAGGATATGGTGATCCTGCTACTAGTGGCAATATAGATTCTGGAAAAATTAAACTCTACGGAATAAAGGATTCATAATGGCAGTAGTATCAAACGGAACAACTATAATAGATGCTGGAGTTGGTATAGGGGTTGGTAAAATGACTTTAATTAAAACTTTAACTGCTTCAAGTAGTGCTACCTTATCATTTGTAGATGGTACAGATTCAGTAGTTTTAGATGATACTTATGACAGCTATGTATTTAAGTTTTATAATATTCACCCAGCTACTGACAATGCAGAATTACAATTTCAAGGAAATGCCGCTGGTGGTAGTGGATATAATGAAACTATAACAAGCTCATTTTGGTTAATGCAACATGCAGAAGATAACAGTTTGAGTAACTATGAATACTCTGCTAGTAGAGATTTAGCACAAGGAACTGGCTTTCATACTTTAAGTGTAGGTGTTGGAAATGACAATGATCAGAATGTAGGTGGAACTTTACATTTATTTGATCCATCATCAACAACTTTTGTTAAAAATTTTAGTAGTACCACCCAATCATCACAAGGAAGTAATTATTCTGTAAATTCGTTTACTGCAGGATATTTTAATACCACAAGTGCGATTGACGAAATACAATTTAAATTTAATTCTGGCAACATAGATAGTGGAGTAATAAAATTATATGGGATTGGAGGATAAATGGGATTAATTAGTAATGGTTCAACAATATTTGATGCTGGAGCAATGTCTGTTGGTGGTAGCATGACGTTTATTAAAAAGCTAACAGCTAGTAGTTCTGCAACAGTGTCTTTTGTAGATGGTAGTGGTGGTGTGGTGCTAGATGATACTTACAAGGAATATTTATTTACTTTTAATAATATACACCCATCTACAGATAATGTTAAATTTCAATTTCAAACAAGTACCGATAGTGGAAGTAATTATGGAGTAACTGCAACTTCTACTTCTTTTAGAATAAAAAATAATGAACCAGGTAATTCAGGTGCCTTTGGTTACAGAACAGCATATGATCTTGCACAACAAACTGGTTTTCAAACATTAAGTCACTCGATAGGTGCTGACGCAGATCAATCAATCGCTGGTTCTTTACAGTTATTTAATCCCAGTAGTACAACTTATGTCAAAAACTTTATAGCAAGATTTAATAATATGGAGCAAGGTGATGAAACTAGTGATAATTATACTGCTGGCTATTTTAATACTACATCAGCAGTAGATGCTATTCAATTTAAAATGGAGAGTGGAAACATAGATGCTGGAGATATTTGCCTTTATGGTATTGCTTAACAATTAACAACAACTAACAAGGAATAAATTATGCCAAGATTTCATAATATAAACGGAACTAATGTTCAATTCACAGCAGCTGAAGAAACTGCTAGAGACAATGAAGAAGCAGCTGCAGTAGCCGCTGCACCAGCTGCAGCATTAGCTGAGCTAAGAAGTAAAAGAAATAGATTACTTGCTGAAACAGATTACCTGGCTTTATCTGATGTAACATTAACATCTGAAATGGAAACATACAGACAAGCATTGAGAGAGCTACCAACTGGTAAAGACACAGTAGCAAAGTGTGAGAATGTTACATGGCCAACTAAACCATAAGTAATTATTACTAATAAATCATAGAAAATCAATATTTTTTTGGTTAATTCTGCCATTTGTTTCTCTTATAAATATAGATAGAACTAAAGGGAACTAATGCCAATACCATCAAGTAGAGAACAATTAAAACAATATGCTTTAAGAGCACTAGGGAAACCTGTTATCGAAATCAATGTTGATGACGACCAACTTGAAGATAGAATCGATGAAGCATTACAATATTTCGCACAATATCATTTCGATGGTGTTAGAAGAACATATCTAAAATACCAATACACACAAGCTGATTTTGATAGAATGACTGTTGATAGAGTAAGTCAATCAACAACTAAAGAAGCTTCTGAAGTTAAAAATTCATTTGTAGGTGATGGTTCAACAAAAGTATTTACTTTAGATACTTCAGCAGACGAATTAAATTCCGTAAAAGTTAATATCAAAGAAGATGACGATATTCTTAATACATTTACAGGCGATGGTTCAACAAAAGTTTTTCAATTAACTAATCCTGCGGATAACGTAGATGCATTAACAGTTACAGTAGATGGAATACTTTTAACTAGAACAACCGATTTTATTGTTGCTTTAAAAACTTTTGAGTTTATTACAGCACCAACTGCAGGTCAAGTTATTGAAGTAAAAATTCGTAATACAGTTCCTACTGCCGGAACAGATTTAGTTGCTGGTCTTGGTTATACAGTTGCAGATAAAACTCTAACGTTCTTTACTGCTCCAGCTTCTAACGCAAATATTTCAGTTACTATTAATAATAAAGTTACAACAGAATGGAAAGAAGCACAAAATTATATAATTTGTCCTGAATCCATTGTATCTGTAATCAACATATTTCCGTTTTCAAGTAAAGGTAGTATGAACATATTTGATGTTAGATATCAAATGAGATTAAATGATTTATATAACTTCTCATCAGGATCAATGGTCAATTACGATATGATTATGAGACAGTTAGACTTTTTAGACCACATACTTGTTGGTGAAAAACCTATGAGATTTAATCAACACGATAACAGATTATATGTTGATATGGATTGGAAGAACGATTTACTAGTTGGAGAATATCTAGTTATTGAGTGTTATAGAAAATTAGACCCATCACAGCATACAGATGTATTTAATGATATAATGTTAAAGAGATATGTAACAGCTTTGTTTAAAAAACAATGGGGCGCAAACTTATCTAAATTCAGTGGTGTTGCTATGTTAGGTGGAGTTACATTAAATGGTCAGCAAATATTTTCAGAATCATTAACTGATATACAAGATTTAGAAAAAGAAATTAGAAGCTCATTTGAAATGTCACAACCCCTTATGATAGGATAGTGCCATGGCAACTAATCATTATTTTCAAGGAGGAAACGGCATTGGAAACTCCAACGAGAAAAGACTATACGAAGATTTAATTATCGAAGGCCTTAAAATTTATGGTCACGATTGTTACTACTTACCACGAACATTAGTTAATAGAGATTTAATACTTGGCGAAGATACGCTAAGTAGGTTTGATGATTCTTATTTACTTGAAATGTATATGGAAACAACTGAAGGTTTCGCTGGCGAACAAGAAGTTATCAATAAGTTTGGTTTAGATATTAGAGAAGATACGACATTTTGTATATCTAAAAGAAGATGGCAAAATCAAGTCGACTCAGCGCATACAATGATTGTTGAAGGACGACCTAATGAGGGAGATATTATTTACTTCCCATTAATGGATAGTTTCTTTGAAATACAATTTGTACAAGATCAAGAGCCGTTCTTTCAATTAGGACAACTACCAGTTTATAAATTAAAATGCACTCGTTGGGAATATTCAAGTCAGGAATTAAATACAGGTGTTGAAGATATTGATATGTCACAAGAGGCATACTCATTAGATCAAGCTCTACATCAAACATCATTAGAGAGTGGAACATTTGGTCTTCAACTAGGAACACCCGTAGTAAGTAATGACGCTGTTAGTAGCATACCTATTCTTGCTGGTGGAGAAGGATTTAAAACAGCGCCGACTATAACTATATCGGCACCAACGATACCATCTGAAACTGCTACAGTAACAGGAACATCTATTGCTGGAACACTAACAGCATTAACAATTACTAATCCTGGTCGTGGTTATGGATCAACACCAGAAATTACAATCAACTGGATAAATCCAGCATTCCAACCACAAGAATTAAAAGTTACTTCTCTTGGATTAACAAATGGTAAATTAACATCAATTGTATTACCAACTCTTACAGGTATTGGTGGTATTACAGGTGTTGTGGTTACTCCTCCTGGTGGCGCTGTAACGGCAGCTGCTACTGCTACACTTACCGATGGTGTAGTGACAAGTATTAATATAAATGTAGATGGTTCAAGTTATGATGGAACAGTTCCTACAATTACAATATCAGAAAACCTTGACGCTGAAGGATCTTTACAATTAGAAAACGACAGTGGTGACGGAGAAGAATATTACTTTATCAATGAAGATTATTCTATTCAAACACAACAAGCATATGCTGATAATTTAGATTTAGATAAAGAGGCAGGTTTTGATACTGCTTCAACACAAGATGATATACTAGATTTCACAGAACGTAATCCGTTTGGTGATCCAGATGGAGGAGGATTTTAATGTTTGGACAATATTTTTATAATGAGAGCATGAGGCGCATGACAGTGGCATTTGGTCAATTGTTTAACAAAATACAAATTAAGCATAAAGACTCTACTGGGAAAACTGTTCAATCTATTTCAGTTCCATTAGCATATGCTCCAAAAGAAAAGTTTTTAACGAGACTAGATCAACAACCAGATTTAGATAGGAGAGAATTTGCTATCACATTACCAAGAATGAGTTTTGAGATATCAGGTATCAACTATGACGCCTCTCGTAAATTAACAAGAATACAAAAATACAAAACTGTTAAGACAGGTAAAGATGGTAAAGTAATGAACTTTAATTATACACCTGTTCCTTACAGTATATCATATAATTTAAATATATTTACAGCAACTGCTGAAAGTGGATTACAAATAGTAGAACAAATACTTCCTTTCTTTCAACCAGACTATACTGTTACAGTTGTTGCTATACCCGAGTTAGATATTAAAAGAGACGTTCCAATTATATTAAATAGTGTTAATTATGAAGACAGTTATAATGGTGAATATACAACTCGTAGAGCAGTTATATATACATTAAGCTTTGTTGCTAAAACATATCTATTTGGTCCTATGACTAACTCAGGAGTTATCAAAAAAGTACAAGCTGATCTACATACAGATATGCCAGAGGCAAGTAGAGAAGAAAGAATTATCGTAATTCCTAATCCAACATCTGCTAACGCTGATGATGATTTTGGATTTACTACATCAATAACATCATTCACTGATGGTAAGAACTTTAATCCTAAGACCGGAGTGGACGAATAACATATATATTATATTATGACAAAACTAGAAGATAAGGTAAATGAGATTTTAGGAATCAATACTCCTGAACCCACAAAACAAGTTGTTAAAAAAGAAGATGTCAAGCCACCTGTCCCTCGTATGGAAGACGCTACAAAAGCAGATGTGGATAATGATTACAAGTATAGTAGAGAAAACTATTACAATCTAATTGAAAGAGGACAAGAAGCAATAGAAGGCATACTAGATATTGCGAGAGAAGGACAACACCCAAGAGCTTACGAAGTCGCTGGTCAATTGATAGGACAAGTAGGACAAACAGTAGATAAACTACAAGACTTACAAAAAAAACTTAAAGACTTAAAAGAGTTACCTAAGACTGCTAGCGCAAATATTAAAAACGCATTGTTCGTAGGATCAACAGCAGAGTTACAAAAGATGTTGAATAAAAAGACTGTAGAAACAAACGTAGAACGTAAATCAGAAAACGATAAGTTTGAAAACGTCACACCTAAAAAAGATTAAAATGTCAGAAAACGCTTATCTTGGTAATCCTAATTTAAAAAAAGTCAATACAGCAGTAGAGTATTCAGAACAAGAAATTTTAGAATATCAAAAGTGTGCTAGTGACCCATTATACTTTATGGAAAACTATGTTCGTATTGTATCACTTGATGAGGGTCTTGTGCCTTTTAAGATGTATGGCTTTCAAAAAGAGATCGTAAAAACAATTC